AGCAACAACAAGTGTTTTAGGAGGAGTTAAAGTAGATGGAACTACCATTACTATTAATTCAAGTACAGGTGTTATATCAGGAGCAAATACATATGTGTTACCGACAGCAACAACAAGTGTTTTAGGAGGAGTTAAAGTAGATGGAACTATTCATACAATTATTAATGATACATTAAAAATAATTGAACCTACATCATATTTAATGCAAGATGTTGAAACAAACGTCCGTATGTATCCACCGATAAGAAACTTTACGGGAGCATCAGGAACAACAATAGCAGTATCTGGACAACAATATGGTAATGGTAATTATACTATACATTATACATCACAACAAGTAGATTATTATCGACCAACTACAGTATTTAATGAAATTGAAGATAGAGGAGGTATATGGGGGGCAAATAATTATACAAATGGTGTTTATAATAAAACATTATCTATTGTCAATGACACTTTATATCCGGGAGATGGTGTTAAAATACAATTTCCAGTATCTATTAGATTGACATCATATATTCTCAAAAATTCCTATGACATTGCTACAGCACCAAAAGATTTCCAAATATATGGAAGTATTAACGGAACTACATGGGATATTTTAGATCAGAGAGCAAATATTACACATATGGATGTTTCTGCTACATTTGGGAAATTTGCTCATATATATGAACAGGATGTTAATACATATAATTATTATAGTCACTATGCTATAACAGTTAATAAAAACAATGGCGGAGATTTTATACATATAGACGAATGGTATATATATGGACGTGAAGCAATACCTTCACAATACAATTACAAGAAAAATAGTATTATCAAATATGTTGCTGGTAATCAAAATGATATTAATTTTAGAAATACAGGAAGTTGGCAAATTTCAGATGATATTTTGCCTGCTACAAATAATGTATTGGGTGGTGTGAAAGGAGGTGGAAATATATCAATTGCTACTGATGGAACTATTTCAGCAATAGGGTATAAAATTAAAAATATTAATGCTGATAATATATCCACGGGTACTATTAATAGTTTAAGATTACCAGTAGCAACGGCAAGTGATATAGGAGGTGTTAAGAAAGGTAATAATATTAATATAGTTGATGGAACTATTTCGGTAGATTTACTATCTTATAATGGTAATTCTACTATTAATGGTGATCTAATAGTTAATTCTAATTTAATAGTTCATGGTACATCAACCATATTAAATACTGATGTTTATACAACTGAAAGACTTGAGATAACTAATGGAGGTTCAGAAACATCATTAACTTTAAAACAAACATCAGCAGGTAATACTAAAAATATACTTGAAGTAATAAACTCAGCTACTTCAAATGTTTTTAATGTTTCAAGTACTGGTAACACAGGTATTGGAACTACTAATCCTATTAATAGATTACATTTACATAATACAACTGCTAATTCTGATGTAAGTATTCGTTTTACAGATACTACATCAGGAGCCGGAGCAACACAAGGATTTGCTATAGGAGAAAATACTACACAACAAGCTTATTTATGGAATTATGGAAATACCGATATGTTATTTGCAACAAATAACGCTGAACGATTGAGGATTTTGGCAAATGGTAACGTAGGAATAGGTACTAATAGTGCATTAAGTAGTCTTCATTTACATAAAAATGCTATAACACAAGATGTTCGAATAATTCTATCAGATAATACATCAACATCAGCAGTTAATCGTGGATTTCAAATTGGCAAAGATGCGTCAAGTCAAGGTTTCATATGGAATTATGAAAATTCTCCATTGCATTTTGCTACAAATGCTACTGAAAGACTTAGAATTGCTGCTAATGGTAACATAGGTATTGGAACTAACGCTGATATACAATCAAAATTAACTATTAATGGTATTGATATAGGTCTTGCTAATAATATTAATCATAGTGAAGCACCCCTAACAATAACCAATCCAACCGCAACATCTACAAGTGTATTGAATGACCCAAAAGCAGTTTTAAATCTTTGTCGTACTGGAACATCAGGACAAGCATATAGTGCGAGGGCGTGTTTTAAATTGTGTAGATATGAAAATAGTTTCCCAAATAGTAGAACAAGATTAGATATTACATTAGCACATAACCAATATGATGAGTTAAATATTATGTCTTTACAAAGTGGTGGTAATGTAGGCATTGGAACAACTAATCCTGTAAGTAGATTACATTTACATAATACAACCGCTAATTCTGATGTTGCTATTCGTTTTACAGATAGTACATCAGGTTCTGGAGCAACAAATGGATTTGTTATAGGAGAAAATAGTACACAAAAAGCTTATTTATGGAATTATGGAAATACTGATATGTTATTTGCTACTAATAATGCCGAAAGAATGACTATAAGTAATGCAGGTAACGTAGGAATAGGTACAATTAGTCCTAATGCTAATTTACATTTACACGGGAATGCGGCATCACAAAATGTTAGAATATCTTTTTCCGATAATACATCTGGTATTGCTACAACTGATGGGTTTTGTATAGGAAAAGATGGTCTTCAAAAAGCATATATATATAATTGTGAAAATGCAGATATAGATTTTGGAACAAGTAATACGGAAAGAATGAGAATTATGGCAAATGGTAACATAGGCATAGGTACAAATAGTGCATTAAGCAGTCTTCATTTACATAAAAATGCGTTAGCTCAAGATGTAAGAATGATTATATCGGATAACACATCAACTTCAAGTTTAATACGTGGATTACATTTAATAAAGGGAGGGGATCATATTGGATATTTATGGAATTATGAAAATACACCATTAATTTTAGGAACAAATAATGCTGAAAGAATAAGAATTGCCGAAAATGGTAATGTTGGTATAGGAACTAACGATCCAGCAATTTATAAATGTCAAGTTAATGGTAATCTCGGTGCTACAGGAAATATTACAGCATATTATTCTGATGAAAGATTAAAAAATATTACTGAATATGTAAGCGATGTTCTTCCTGCCCTTGATAAAATAAATGTATTTAAATATAATTGTAATGATTTAGCTGAATCATTCGGATATGATAAGAGTAAAAAAGAAATAGGTTTAAGTGCCCAAGAAATTCAAAAATTTTATCCAGAAATTGTTTCTATAGCACCATTTGATGCTGATTGTGATAAAGAAACAAAACAAATAATATCTAAATCTGGTGAAAATTATTTAACATTAGATTATGAAAGATTAGTCCCCGTATTATTACAGGCGATAAAAGAGTTAAATCGTAAATATACAGCATTAGAAGATAAATATAATAAAATAATGCCTACATAATATTTTATTTAAATATAATAGAATATAGAATATAGAATATAGAATATAGAATTATTTTTAAATTTTTCTAAATGCCTGTAGTAGCATCAGGCCCTATATCTTTTTCAGATATACAGACAGAATTCGGAGGAGCAAATCCTATTGGAATAGATGAGTATTATCAAAATGCTAATCTGAGTTATACATCGGGTGTTGCAGGCATTCCGAACGCAGGTGCTATTATTTCAATAGACATGTTTTATGGCAAAAGCAAACCTGCACCGCCATCATCAGTTGAATATATGTTATCTGGTAACGTAGGTGGAAATATGAATGAAAGTGGTGGCGGAAGAATGGGTATAGATGGTGTTGATGATAGTTTTGCCGGTATTGGTAATGTTGCATTTCCATTTTTTTGGTTTGGAGTTGATTATGGTTTAAGTAATAATATACAATGGACGACAAATAATGTAATGACATTTGGAGGAGGTAGTTCTCAATACGCAAATTGGGGACCTAATGTTAGACCCGGTGTCTTAATGGGTCAATATGATAGAAGAACAGCTTACTCAACACAATTTGCTCCATATTCAAGTAATAGTCATAATATCAAGAGATTTATTGTTGTTCAACACAATTATTATAGTGGCAGCGTAGGGAACGAAATTCAAATGGAGATAAGATTAATACGAGGGCCGGTATATCAGTATATTGAAATAAGAATGGCTAATTGGACAGCAGGAGTGGGTGGAATATGGAATATATCCGATGGAGCTTCATTCTATAATCCATTTTCAGGTGCTCCTCCCGTAGGAACAGGTGCAAGTGTAGTTTTAAGAGGCGATTTAAATGGTTATAATTGGCAAGCTTTTAATAATCACTATGTAAATTTATAATTTTTTACTGATTACATGTAGTTACTTAAAATTTATTAAAAATTTATTATTATTATTACACCTTCGCACATTTAAAACACCGATTTTTAAATGTAGTTAATATTCTTTTATTTTTTTTATATTAAAAAATAAAAAATTGATTTAAATTGTTTATAGTAGAGATATTATACCTTAATGAATAATACAGAAGAAATGAGTTTCGCCACGATGAAGAATATGAATGTTGAAGAATTTATGAAACATATTACAACATTTGAGAGTGTTGATAGTATATTGGATACTTGTAATAATCAATCCGAAAAAGGTTTTATATATGAACGCTTATGGGATGTGTGTATTAAATTTGGATTTTGTAATCATTTTCAAAAATCTGATTTTACGCATATGATTGGTAATATGAATAATGGAAATCTAAAACCACTCACGACCTTTACACATTATTTAACTGAAAAAGTTGTGAGTGGTAATTCAAGCGGATGTTCGGATATATCCTTATTCAATAATGCCGACGATACCTTTACTTTTATCAGTTCTAAATATCCTAAAAGTAAAGATGATATTACTAAACAAAAATCAGTTGCTTATTACGAGGTTCAAAATATTATTTCGGTGATTGATGCGAATAAACATATTTATCCTAATTTTAAAATTTGCTTACTTGTCCCCGATAAGAAGTCCGTGTTGGAAAAGGTTAAAAATGCAAACAAATCAAGTAATTATATTACAAAGTATATGACCGAACAAAATATTTTGGATAAGAATGATTTGAATAAGTGTTTCTTACGCTTTAAAGCGGATATGCTTAAACATATGAAGGCAAGTAAAATTGGTAAAATTAATTATGATGAAATCTATTTATCGTCTAAATGTAATTTATGTTTGAGATTTCATCAAGAACTTATTACACAAAAAACATCTAATCTTATTGAAGAAGGATATAAATGCTTTCTATGGGGTTGTAAATGTAGAAGTGGTAAAACTTATATGTTTGGTGGTTTAATTATCAAGCAGTTTGAAATTAAACAAAAATTAAATGTTTTGATTATTACACCCGCGCCAACAGAAACATCACCACAATTTACGAATGACTTATTTAACAAATTTAAAGAGTTTGAAAAATTCAAGATACATCATATTGATGGATCTAAAAATATTGAGGGTTTAGTATTGAGTGAGAGTAATATATTCGTTATGTCTAAACAACTATTACAAAAATATATTGATGATAAAACTATTATGAAAATTAAGAATCTGAAATTGGATATTATTGGTTTTGATGAAAACCATTTTAGCGGAACTACTGATTTATCCAAATCTATTTTAGATTCTTACTCATCCAAGAACACGATTAAAGTATATCTAACCGCAACTTATAATAAACCTTTGCGTGAATGGAATATGCCCGAAGAATGTCAAATGTTTTGGGATATTGAAGACGAACAAATCTGTAAAAGCATTTTGGTAGATGAGTCAAATGTTGATAAATTAAAAGAGAAACATGGTGATACAAGTATTACCGCAACTATTAAGTATTTTACTAATAAAGGTTTATCTCTTACTGATATGTTTAAACCCTATGAAAATATGCCCGATTTGTATTTGATTACAACGATGTTTGATAGTCAAAGATACGATATAATTAAAGATAAAATTATGGGTAGTAAGTACGGGTTTTGTTTTGATGTATTGTTTGCACTAAATAAACAAAAGACTAAGTTTCAATTTGAAAATGAAGTTAAAACCATCTTACGCTTTATATCGGGTTCAAACAAAGAAGTAGATTTCAAAAATGGTGATAAATCTATGTTTTCACGGATTTTGAAAATATGTTCTGATAAAGAAACCCGCACACCTTTTACACAAATTTGGTTTCTACCAAGTGATAATATTAATGAGATTTCAAAATGTTTAGAACAACTAATGAAGGAAGATAATGTCCTCAAAAAGTATAATGTGTTATGTATTAATCGTAAGAATAAAGATTTAGCAAAAGATATTAAGGAAGATATTACAAAACAAGAAAAAATCGCAAAAGCGGAAGGCAAAGAAGGTTTGATTTTATTGGCGGGTAATATGCTGACCTTAGGCATTACATTAAATATGTGTGATGTAGTCGCTTTAATGAATAATACCCTTTCATCTGATAAAGTTTTACAACAAATGTATAGATGTATGACCGAAGGTTCTCAGAAGAAATTCGGGTTTGTGGTAGATGTAAATATAAGTCGGGTTCTTAATACTTGCGTGAATTACACAATATATAAGAATGATAAAAGCACCGAAGATAAAATCAAGTATCTAATTGAAAACCACTTAATTAATATTGATGTGGATATGATGGAACAAAAGAAGTTAAATAGTGATGCGATTGTATCTAAATTAATGGAAATTTGGAAATCCGATCCAATTAATAGTTTCAAGTCTCTATTGCGAAACTTGGATAATGACTATGTAGAGTTTGATACATCCACACAAAAGATGATTAACAAATCCTTTACCTGTTCATTAAAAGACGATAAGGTGAATACTACGATTGAAATCAAAGATGAAGATGATGAACTACAACAACTACCATCAGGCAAAGAAAAAGTTAGGGATGATAGTGATAAATCCGACAAATCGGAGAGTGGTGATGAAGAAGAAAAACCTGAGAAAGAGGAGATTAAAATCTCATTTACCAAAGATGTACTGCCGTATGTAATACCATTAACTTGTATCTTGACGATGAAGAATGCGAATAAGGATTTCGTTAAGATGTTAAACGACATACATGAAAATCCTGAACTATTGGATATGTTTGATGATATGTGTTTGATTTGGTGGAACAAGAAGGATTTAATAAATATTATAAAAAATATAGTTTCAAAATATTTTGATAAGAATTCTAATACATATAATATCTCAATTAACTTTAAGATGTCGTTGCAAAGTTTAATAGATAATCCTAAGGAATTGTTAGAATTAATTAATGAATGTTTGAAACCTAAAGTGATAGAAAAAAAGAAGTTTGGTGAAGTTTTCACGCCGATGAGATTTATTAACGAAGATATGTTAGGTGATTTAGAAGCATACTATAAAGAAACTTATAATAAAAACATATTCGAAGATGAAACTTTAAAATGGGGTGATACTACCACAGGAATGGGAAACTTTGCGATTGCTATTTATTATAAGTTAATGGATGGATTGAAGAATAAAATACCAGATGATAAAGACCGCAAGAAGCACATTTTAGAAAAGATGTTGTTTATGGCGGAGTTCAATAAGAAGAATTGTTTTGTCGTCAAACAAATCTTTAATATCAATAATGAGTTCAAACTCAATTTGTATGAAGGCGATTCTTTACAATTAGATATTAGAAAAGTGTTTGGTATTACTAAGTTTGATATTGTAATTGGAAACCCACCATATAACGAAGAATTAAAATCAACAGGTGCAAAAGCATTATATAACAAGTTTGTAGAGTATTATATTGATAAATGCGATATATTATGTTATGTAATCCCTTCAAGATGGTTTTCAGGTGGCAAAGGATTAGATAGTTTTCGTAAGAATATGTTAAAGCGAACAGATATTGTTTATATTAATCACTTTGATGATGCTTGTAAAATATTTGGAAATACAATTGATATTAAGGGTGGTGTAAATTACTTTCTAAAAGATATTAAATATAAAGGTGATTGTAAATTGAATGGTTCAATCACAAAATTAAACAAATATGATGTATTTGTCGATGGTAAATTTCATGCGATTATTGATAAATTAGTAATGTTTGAATCAATTACTAAATATTATATTAGTCAAGATTATTACAAGATACAGACAAATGATATGCGATTAAAGTTTGAACCAACCAAAGATACTATTGTATGTTATGTATCTCAACAAAAAGGATTTGAAAAATATATAGAAAAAATAGAAATTAAAAAAGATACAACAAAATGGAAAGTTATTACAGCAAGAGCAGCTCACGAACATAAAAGTGGTTTTGGAAATACCTTTATTGGAAATCCAAATGAAGTTCATACAAAAAGTTATATATCTTTCAATGTTAATAGTGAAGAAGAAGCAAAATCATTATTAAGTTATATGAGATGTAAATTGCCAAATTTTATGTTAGCTTTAAGAAAAAATTCACAAGATATTAGTGAATCAACATGTAAATGGATACCATTACCACCCTTAAATAAAGAATGGACAGACGATGAAGTCTATCAACATTTCAAATTATCAGAAGAAGACATCAAATTAATTAATGATACGAATATTGTTGGTTATAAGAGTATTGTTAAGCAAACCGAAGGGAGTGTTGAAACACCTGAACCCAAACCGAAAAGGGTTAGTAAGAAGAAAATACAGGAACCTGTTGTAGTAGTAGAGTCAGTAATAGAACAACAAATATATCTCCAATAGGAAATTTACAACAAATACCAATAACTACATCAATAAATGTTTCGGCAAATACTAATATAACTTTTTTAATTATCTTTCCTCCAAGACTAAGTTATAGTAATGGAGTTGCAATAGGACAAACATTTGCATCAAATAGTGATATGAACGTTAATAGTGGGTATGGTTTAAGTAGTTTTCCTATAGGTAGTTCATTTCAACCAAGAAATTTTCAAGGTAATATTAGATATACTATTCCTTAAAATTTAAAAAATAAATTTATTTTTAGCTATTTACTATATTAAATAAGTGATATTGCACAACTTTATTATTATACAATGTTATTTGAATGGAATTAATTGGTTTGGATATAATAATAATTTTGTAAATGTATAATTATTTTTTTTAGATATTTACTCCAATAATTATTGGTATATTAATATAACCTGTTCTGGTATATATATATATATATAGAATATATAGAGATGTCTTTACCTTCTACAGGACAAATATCATTATCAAATATACAAACTATAATGGGTGGTACAAATCCTATTTCTTTAAGCGAATATTATCAAAATGCTTCTCAAGGATATACTTCAGGTATAACAGGAATTCCAAATATCAATTCTGTTATATCATTAAATATGTTTCGAGGAAAAAGTAAAATAATTGTACAAACTATATGGCAATATTTCAACAATAGTTATATCAGCGATAACGAGTATGCTTTACGCATAGAAGTTTCAAAAAGTACTATTACTATACAAGGTATCTTAAGTAATGTATTATCTAATCCCGATTATATAGGTGTTTTTGTCTATGATGGTCCTGAAATATCAGCGAATACTTGGCAAATAAGTTATATATCGAAGGCATATAAAAATTCTGTTACTAAAACATACCAAAGATATGGAAGCATGACGCCATTTAATCCAAATAATAGATATGTTTATATTCATGTAAACAGAGCTACTACAGAAGGAGTATATGTTCAACAATCATACGCTACCTTAGTATAATTATTTTCAAAATTATAAATAAAATCACTTATAATATATATAATATGTCAATTATTTTAAGAACAAGTAATATTATTATTAGCGGAACTACCAATTTAACTCTGGAAAAAATTAAAACTATAGATACAGGAGAAAACAATACCTTATTTTTAAGTGAATATGGAAGAGTTTATGGATGTGGAAATAATCGATATGGTCAATTAGGAAGTACTATAAACAACGATACAGATATAGCAAATCCTGTACCTACACAAATAACCGAGACAATTGGTTCTTTAAATATTGCTGGGATTTCTACAGGAGGAATATACGGAAGCGATCATTCATTATTTCTTACACACGATGGAAAAGTTTATGGATGTGGTTATAATGGAAGTGGTCAATTAGGAAAAGCAGTAAGTAATATTAATCCTGTACCTACACAAATAACAGCAACAATTGGTTCTTTAAATATAGTACAAGTTGCTTGTGGAGGCGGAGCTTCGTTGTTTCTTACTGACGGAGGAAGAGTATATTCGTGCGGTTATAATCGCTATGGAAATTTAGGTCTTATTGATAATATTTGGATACACGATCCACTTATAACTCCTAAACTTGTAATTGATATTAACAATGTATCATTTAGTACATTATTTATATCGAAGATACGAGCATCTTCACAAGAAACATTTTTTATTACAAATAATGGACAAGTATACGCTTGTGGTTATAATTTTCATGGTCAATTAGGGCATACAGGTTCAAATGGTAATCACGATTACCCTCCTAATATTCCCCGTAGAGTAATGAGTAGTTTTTATGTTGTAGATGGAGCCCCAAATAACTCATCATATTTTCTGACTAACACCGGAAAAGTATATTCTTGTGGTGCAAATAATCTTGCTCAATTAGGACGGGGAGGTGCTGGAGCACTTATAAATGCTAATCCAGGACAAATAACAGCAAACAATTTTGGAACTTTAAATATAATAAAGGTTGTATGTGGATCATATGGAGGAAGATTTCTTGCGAGTGATGGTAAATTATATGGCGTAGGTTATAATGTGGACGGAAGAATAGGTCTTGGTAATACAACTAACCCTATAGGTTCTCCTACGCAAATCGCAGGTGCTTTAAGTTCATTATTTGTATCTGATGTATTCGGATATGGATTATATTGTAATTTTAATTATGTTATAACAACTAACAACAATATACAGAGTATTTATAATTTTGGTAATAATCGATATGGACAATTAGGAAGAACAACGAATAATGATACAGATACAATTACTAATACATCTACTTTACTGCCTATTGAAAGATCATTACCTTCTACAGGTCCTATATCTTTTTTAGATATACAAACTATAATTGGTGGTACAAATCCTATTTCTTTAAACGAATATTATCAAGATGCTTCTCAAGGATATACTTCAGGTATAACAGGAATTCCAAATATCAATTCTGATATATCATTAAATATTTTTCGTGAAAAAAATAAGGCAGCTATAATAGTTCAAAGCGGTGGTACAATATTACCTCAAAGTATTACTAATACAAATGATTTATTTCTATCTTTTCCTCATAATGGTTCCCAATATAGTATTCAATGTTTAAGAACTATAAGAGCACAATTATTAGTTGTAGCAGGAGGTGGTAGCGGAGGTCGTAATGATAGAGCTGATAATAGAGGAGGTGGAGGAGGAGGTGCTGGAGGATTAATATATATGCAAAATTATATTTTAGCGGCAGGTACTTATACTATAATAGTTGGTAACGGAGGAACAAGAGGTTCATCAAGAGGTAATAATGGTGGTAATAGTAGTTTTGGTACTATTGTAGCGACAGGCGGAGGAGGAGGCGGAGGAGCAAATGTTAATACTGCTGGTTCAAATGGTGGTTCTGGCGGAGGAGGAGGGGACTACGGGGGAGGAGGAGGTGCCGGAACAGGTACAGCAAATCAAGGATTTAATGGAGGAAATTCAGATCCTAACTCGGGTGGCGGAGGTGGCGGTGGAGGAGGAGGCGGTGGTTCAGCATCTGTTGGCGAATCATCTCCATCTTCTGGATATATATATGGTTTAGGCGGAAATGGTAGAAGTATTAATATTACAGGGACATCAACAACATACGCAAAAGGAGGAAATGGAGGTCCGTGGTATGGCGGTGGAGATGCCACAAACGCAACAGCAAATTTAGGTAATGGTGGAGACGGAGCAAGATTTGCAAATGCGGGAAATGGTGGAACGGGCATAATAATAATTAGATATAATAATAATTAGATTTTCTGTTTATTCTAATTATATTTTTAGAAGTATTTTATTGTTTTTTACATCTTCAAAAGTCTAAATAGAGCTACAGAAGATGTATATGTTCGACAATCATACGCTACTTTTATAAAGTAGTATAAAGTAGTATAATATAGTAGTAATTTAATTATTTTTTCGTTATATAAAGAATATTAAATAATATTTATTATACATGGATGGTTTAATAGATACGAGAAATGAATATATAGAACATATACAAGATGTAATTACAATACCTATATCTAAAAAAATATATGAAATATGGTGTGATTGTTCTAAACGCAAAGGAAGTATTAAGGAATTTCAAAAAGAATTAGTTGCAATAAAAAAATGGAATAATAATTTAATAAATGAGGAATACAAAAGAATAGTTAAACTTACTAAATGCAAATATATAGCTGAGCTAATTAAAATTATAATTATTACAACTATCAAAATAAAAATTTACGAATACAAAGATTATTTTGATAATATTAAAATAAAAATACCAGCTCCTGAAGATTTTTTGCATAAATGTTATACAAATGTGTCTATTTTTTCTTGGAAAAATGCATATCTATTTAATAATAAAAATATTAAGGATTCTGAACATCAAAATAATTTAAATGTTATTGAAGAAAATTTTAAAATTATAATTAAAAAAACATTTAGAGATTTTATTCCATACGATGATATATTTAAACAAATAAAAAATTGTTTAACAGAAAATGTAAAACAAACAAAATCGATTGACGATAAATTATTGGAAGATAATAAAGATATTAAAAATAAAGATATTAAAAATAAAAATCTTGAAGTGAAAAAAATATACAAAGATGAAGATGAAGATGAAGATGAAGATGAAGATGAAGATGAAGATGAAGATGAAGATGAAGAAGATGAAGATGAAGATGAAGAAGATGAAGATGAAGATGAAGATGAAGATGAAGAAGATGAAGATGAAGAAGATGAAGATGAAGAAGATGAAGATGAAGAAGATGAAGATGAAGATGAAGAAGATGAAGATGAAGATGAAGATGAACTAATAGATAAAGTAGATAAAGTGGATAAAATAGAACTAATAGATGAAGTAACTAAAGTAGATAAAGTAGATGAAGTAGATGAAGTAACTAAAGTAGATAAAGTAGATAAAGTAGATAAAGTAGATAAAGTAGATGAAGTAACTAAAGTAGATAAAGTAGATAAAATAGAACTAATAGATGAAGTAACTAAAGTAGATAAAGTAGATGAAGTAGATAAAGTAGATGAAGTAGATGAAGTAGATGAAGTAGAATTAATAGATGAAGTAGCTGAAAAAAATAAAATAAAAGAAACATTTGTAGAAACATCGGTAAAAATATGTATTGATAATAATATTAATACTCTTGCTTCAGAAATATATAATGAAATTGATGTAATTAATAATTTAAAAAAAAAAAATGAATATAGAGAGATAAATAATAAAGAAAGTTATGGATATAAAAATGAAATTTCAGATATTGAAAGTGAGTTTTATAAAAAAGAAGAGGTATTGGCGGAAAAAGAAAAAAATTTGCTTCCTATTAATATTAAAAAAGAAGTACATGATGATAAAACAAATATTAATATTGAAAAAAACAATAAAGTATTTATCGAGAGTAACAATTCTAAAAGTAAGGAAGAATATGCCAAAGAACAAGATGTCAAAGACCAAGATGTTAAAGAAATACATATAGAAAATAATTCAATAGCAAAAAGTAAAAAACTTAAGTTTTTTTAGATATTTAGTAAATTATATTGTAATTTAATTACAGCAGCTAACATATTAATATTTTTGATTTTTCTTAACTTTAATTATTTTAGAGTTTTTTTTTTTTGTAAAAACACCAGGATCAAAATCTTCTCCATATTCTTCTTCTTCTTCGTTTGTAATTCCCATTAAATCGCGCTGATCTTGTAGAGCTTGCATTTCCCATAAATTTTGTGAACACATCTTATAATTACTTTCTTGTGCTTTATACCAAAATACATTATCATTAATATTATTAGATTGTATCTTATTATCTATTACAAGACATTCAAAATTTTCTGTACATTGGTTCATAACTTGATTAAATACATCAAATGTAGGAAACATACCGGCGTAATGATTATATATTTTTTCTCTTTCTTTAACTATATTATTTCTAAATATAAATACATAATCTATATTTGAGCGAAGATCAGGGGGCAAACCGAGACCATGCTGCATAGTTATAAGCAAAAATATTTTATAATGTCTTCCATTCATAAAAATACATCTTATATTTTTATCTTTAGTAATAGCTTTATTATACATACAATCATCAAATATCAAGAATGCTCTTGGATCTATAGTAGACGACCCATGTTTTTCTAACTCTTTTTTTCTATCTTTTGTAATATTAATTTGTCGCGATAAAAACGTACTAACTATTTTTTCTTCTAATTCGTCATATATTAACATTTTTGGAATGAATTTTTCAAAATATCCGTTTGCTCTTTCAGTAGGAGAAACAACAACGCCAACAGGAATATCTCTATTATAACTAAGAATATCTTTCATACAATAACTTTTACCTGTATTTCTTTTACCAATAAATACAACAACAGAATCGCTTTTTATTTTAGAGGGATCAAATTTTTTAAGTTCCAACTTCATTTAACTTATAATAACAAAAATATTATTACTACTATACCACAATAAAATATATATATAAATATAAGATTACATATAAGATTATTCGCATAATAATAATTATACACTATGATACATTATTGGATAAATTTAGATAAAAGTACAAAGCGTAGAGATTTTATGGAAAATCAGTTTAAAGAAAAAAATATAGAGAATGTAAGAGTAAGTGCTATTACTCCATTGGATTTTGATGATGTATTGGCAAATAAAAGACCTTTAACGTGTAAACATCCTGGTTGCGTTAATTGCGAATATGAATTTGCTTGTATATCAAGTCATATTAAAGCTATTAAAACAGGATTAGATAATGGTGATAATGAATGGTTTATTATAATGGAAGATGACATGTTTATCCCTTATGATATTGATTATGATAGTTTAATAAGAGATGCACCTTGTGAAGCTGAATTATTGCAATTATGTATATCTTATGGGAACACCGTTGATACATTATATAATCTTATGTTTCTTAAAAATAATATTAATTTTATTAAATGGCAATATTTACTTCCATGTGCTGGGATGTATATTATATCTCGTAAAGGAGCAAAAAAATTAGTAAATAAATTTTATGTTAATGAAAAATACGATTTTTCGTCATGCGAATTTCAAATAGTGGCCGATGTTGCTTTATATTCTACTTTAAATACTTATGTAGCAACATTTCCATGTTCTTATCCTAATATTGATATGGGTTCAGAAATACATCCTGATCATTTAGAAGCTCATAATAGTGCTATAGTAGTTATTAAAAAAGTATTAGAACATGCTATAACACATAAAACTATTAAATATTTCATATGATAATAAATATTATTTTTTATTTTCTGCGTCTGATATATTATATTTTTCATTAAAAAAATATATTACGATAAGTTGTTTTCTATGATTGCGTAATTTATCAGTACAATATAATATGTAATCTTCGCTTGAATTATTTAAATGTTTATTTTTAATCCATATTTTAAATAATTCATTATATAAAACAACAGATTCACTAATTAGTGGGTATTTAGTTATATTTTTAGTAGCTAACATTTCTGCTTCTTCTGCCAATCCTATAATATGCAAAAAGTGCTTTGTAATACAATCACGACATCTCTTATTTTTATTTGTTAAATGCTCTTCTAATAAAATAGATTGTTTTATTATTTGTTGCATATTATATCTTGGGTCACTTACAGGATCGAGAGCATCGCATGTAGTAGTGCATTTATCAGGATTTTCGTTAGATTTTTTAGACATAGTAGAAGATAATACAATATTATTATAATTTATATCTAAAAAATCATCTTTTTTGCTAATGAACCATATTATAATTAATGTGCTAATAATAATTGTTAATATTATAGTAAAAGTTTCAATAATATTAGTCATATATTCTAATATATATACATATAAATAGTTCTAATATTATACATTATATTTATATAATCTATAATATTAAAATATAATTAAAAATAAGAATATAATATAATAGAAGATATAATTAATGTTTACAAAAGATAATTTGAATTGTAATAATTTAAAAGATAAGTTTCAATATATTAATTCGCCTTGTAATAAATTACAAAAATTTATAATAAATGAAGATGAACTAAAAATAAATTACAATAAAAATACTCCATTAGTTATAAATAGCAGTGGTAAAGATAGTAGTAGTAGTTCTACAAATAATATATTTAGTTTTTTTAATATATTTAATAATATTTTTTCAAATAATTCATTTGAATTATCAGATAATAATAATGACAAATCTTTTTATACATTAAAAGGATTTCCTGTATATTTATTAATATTTATAACTATAATAGTAAATATATTTATAGCTATTATTTTATCACCAGTTATAGTAGTAGGTATTTTTATTATAATTTTTTTAATATTAATTTTAGCAATGATATTGTTACATACGTTAACAAAATAAGGAAATATAATGATTATTTATTTAATCATCTTGTTTATCCAAAGACATTATTTTATGTTCATTCCAATTTTTAGCTGCTAATTTCATAAGTTCTTTATATGGCAAATCATTACTTGTTTCTTTAAGTCTTAACATTTCATTTTTAACAAAAATATTATATTTAGTAGGTTCTTTTTTAATACGATTTTTACATTCGGTACCTTCTTCACTATTAGATTTTTCTGTATTTTTAGATACTTGTGATTTTTTTTTATGTTTTTCATTAGCTTTTTTATAAGAAAGGCTAATAAATTTTTTATATTCATCTAATGTATAAAAAGTATTATCGTCAATATAAGAATTAAATATTGAAATTACTTTTTTAGTATCAGGACATTTTTTATTATTTTCTATTTTGTCATTTATTTGATTATCACACATATTTTATATTTATTATTTATATATATTATAGTTTTATATATATTTATATATATTTATATATATAATTAAATCTATTTATATTAATATATAATAGTATAGTTTACTAATATATGAGTAAAGAAGAAACAAAAGAAATAGCTTTTACATTTATATTAAACGATATTAGTACGGCAATTGATAAATATAATATTATATTTATAAAAAGACAAAATAAATTATTACATTTATGTAAAAATTATATAGATAAACTTAATAAATCAAGAACAATTTTAAATAATAAATATAAAACGCTTTCATATTTTTCTAATTATGATAAATCAAGATATATAACATTAATAAAAAAAGAATATTATGATAATCTATTTAAAAAATATTTTATTCCAATATTACTATTAATAAATGAAAATAATATAGAAAATATTAATAATGATTTAAATAAAATAGCAAAACTTCTAAATTTTATAGGCGATAATAAAGAAATGTCTGAAAAAATAACAAATGATATAGTAACATTAAGTAATTATATAACGGATGATAAAGTAGATAATGAAAAATTAGAAAATAATATACTTGAAAATTTAGGCAAATTAAATCATTATATATTCAAAAATAAAGATGAAGATGAAGATGTAGCTATAATAAGATTAGAGACAAATTTAAATAAAATAAAATATGACGTCAATAACTATAATAATGATAATAATATAATTAAAATTCATGATATTTTAAAGGCAACTTTTAAGAATGATATTAATATTATTATTAAAGATATTAAAAATGATAATAATTTTTATACAAGTGATGTCGATTATGAAATGAGTAAATATATAAAAAACATTGAAAAGTTATTATTATTAAAAGATTATAAAATAGATGGAGATAATGATGAAATTAATATATGCATAAAAGAATATAATGATTTAATACAAAATATAAAAAATAGTAAAGATGTTACAGATGATAATAATAATATAGAAAAAAATTTAAATGAAGCATTAATTATTGAAAAAAAAATATTAGTTGATAAATTAAAATATAAATATTATGATAATATAAAAAAAATTGATAAATTTAAAGATAACATATTTGAAATTATCAATAATATAGATAAAAATATAGAAAAAATAAAAATAAAAAAATCAACCTTGATAGAAGATCCCGAGCAAAAATCTACCGAGGCACAAACGGGAGGTAATTATTCAAATAATATAATAAATAATAATAAAAAAATAGCAAATTTAAAGAGAACTAAATATAATGTATGTGGATATGTTACCGATATTGAAGGAAATATGGATTATTTTAATAAATATGTTAAAATATCAAAAATACTTGAATGGACTAATAATAATAAAAATATATTAAGGTTTAAAAAAAAGAATAGCATTTTTGTATATGGAGGAGATACACAAGATAAAGGAAATGCCGATATTAGATTTGTGAATATCTTACTTAAATTTAAAGAAGATTATCCTGATAGAGTAATATTTATTATAGGAAACAGAGATGCAAATAAATTACGTATTCCGTCAGAATTATTTGAAAAATATAATAATGAAAATTTATTTTTAAAAAAATATGATAACTATCCTTATTGGATAGATAGTAATAAACGTATTACATTAAGAAAATATTTAAAAGATAATAATTATGAATTAAATATTAAAAATAGATTAAAATATATAATAGAATATACTTTAGGATTTAAAGATGGTTTTGAAAAAAGAAGAACAGAATTATCAATAATTTTAAAAAAAAATATTAGTAAAATAACAGATACAGATGTAATATCGAGTTTTTTAAATTCTGTTATGCCATTTCCTGAAAATATAGAATTATCAAATGATAATTACATGTTGAAATATTTGAAACAAGGACAAATAGCATATATATTTGGCGAATATATATTTGTTCACGGAGCTATAAATAAATATAATATAGGAAAAATACCGCAAAATAATAATAGAATAGATGATATCAATATATGGATAAATGAACTTAATTCATGGTTTCAAAAAGAATTAAGTAAGTATATAAATAATCCAACGATTGGAGGAATTACTAAAAAAAGAAAAGCATACAATATTATTGATTATGTAATACCAAAAAATAAAAGCATTTCTGTTGTATATGCTAATAATTTAAAAAATGGCAATGGGAAACATATTAATAAAAATGTTAGTAAAATATTAAATAAGTATGGAATTAAAAATATAATAACAGGACATAAACCGCATGGCGATTGTCCATTGGTAATTCGTAATAAATATATAACTGCTATAAGTGCTGATACTTCTTATAGTAATGCTAATTATTTGAAAGAAAAAAATAAGATAGACGGAGATAATCGTGGAAATGCTGTATGTGAAGTTCTTCTATATTCAAATGGATATATAAGAATTCATGGAAAATATGCGAATAATAGCAAATATAGTTATATATTAAAAAAAAAAGTTAATAATAAAATAATAGAATTGAATGATTATATTGGTATGCAATTAAATAATAAATATTGGGTAAAAAATATAAATAATATTAATAAAAAATTATTAATATCATATGGAAAGGATTATGAATTGTATGATAAATGGATAAGTTTAAAAGAAGTAAATGATTTACTTAAATAAATTTAATCATATACGTATCTATTAAATCATATCCATTCTTTCTATAATAATTTCGAACTCCTGTACCACTAATTACAGCAATTTTATTATATCCTTCTGATTTAGAAATATTTTCTGCTGTTTCTAATAATTTTTTCCCATATCCTCTATGTTGATAAGAATTTTCAATATTATTTCCTACATCACTCATATTTGAATATACATGTAATTCGCGAATAAGTGCTGTATCATTCAATATTACTAATTGTTCATTAGTATCTTTAAGTTTTACTAATCTAAGTCTAATAAAACCAATAAGATATTTATCAGTTATTAATGATATAAAATATTCATTTCCTGAACTGGCTTTATATGTTTCAATATCAATTCGTATATCATCACAATTAATATTATTATCTTTAACTTCACGGCATCTAATACAATTACAACTCCAATTATTTTTTTGCATATCAATTTGCAATAATTGTCGCATATTTACATATTTATCTTTATAACCACCACTAATATACGTAGATGGAATATCTCTAATTATTCTATTGAGCCTCTTCCATCTCTGAACTTTTTGTTTAAAATCTTTAATAAGTTCAAATAGTAAATAATCATCATATGGGACATATGATCCTTCGTCATACCAAATTTTTATCTGTGTCCATGGAACAATTGCTGTAGGATATATTTTATATTGATCAACTTGTAATCTTTCATCGTATAAAGAATTATCTAACATTTCTTTATCCAATTCATAAGATGAACCTGGTAAATTAGGCATTAAATGTATATCTACCTTATAACCATTATCTTTTAACAATTTAATAGCATAATATACTTTTTCTATAGTATGCCCGCGTTTTATTTTTTTTAGAACTTCGCTATTTGTATGTTGAACACCCAATTGAACCCTTGTACAATTATATTTTCTAAATTCCTTGATTTCATCAATAGTAATAGTATCTGGTCGCGTTTCTAATGTTAAACCGATAATATGTATTTTAGCAGTCTCATTTAATAACAATTCTTCTTCTAAAGACATTATATCCCTATTATCATAATAAGTATTAGCGGCATAATAAACCTTGCGAATAAATTGATCTTTATAATTTTTATGATAATTAGACCATGTTCCACCTAATATAATTAATTCTAATTTATCTACAATATGTCCCATTTTAATTAAAGTATCAACGCGAGAATTAAATTGTAAAATTGGATCAAAATTATTTTCGTTTGCTCTCAAAACAGCAGGCTCTCTGTATAAATATGAACGAGGTTGATCTATCCAATTATTACCTTCGTGACCTTTCTCATTAGGACAATAAGCACAATTATGTTTGCAGCTAAACTTACCTACAACTTTATCACCATTATCATCAATATATTCAGGTGTTCCAGATGTTAAAATAGTAATTACTATAACACCAGAATTAGATTTAGATTTTTTTTTAGTAATTAGTTTTTTCAGATTAATATTATTTAAATTTAAAGAATTATAAAAATATATTAAATTTGATTTTGATAAAGATATTTTATATTTTTTTTGAATATCTTTTTGAAATTTAATAACATCCTTATCATTTTGTATATTTTCAATATTATTTATAAGTTCTTTAGAAACTATATTATATTCTTTTTCTGTATATATAGTATTCTTATAATCATTATAATGTTTTATAATTGCATGTTTTTTTTCAACTATATTTTCAATATCTATATCATTCATAATTATAAATATATTCAAATATTATAAATCAGCAATCAATTTTTAATATCATGTAATAATAGATATTATATATATTAATAAATGAGCGGTAAATATCATGCTCCATCTTTGATTGCTATGCTTGAATCTCTTTCTATAAATGATGAAGCAGGACCAAAAATGCGAGATACAACGCCGCAACCTCAACAACATCAACAATCTCTACTATCACAATATAATCATCATCCAGTGTCTCGTCAAGCATCGCAAGAACCACTATTTTTTTCATATCAACAACCTCCTCAGTACCAACCTCAATATGAATCACCAGCAGCTACTAATAAAAATTATTTTACTACCCCACAACAAACCAGAAGAAGTTTATATGATAGAACGCCAGAAGAATTACAAATAGAGGAAGAATTAGAAATTATTATAGAAGATCCTAAAACTAATGATAAACAAATAGAAGATAAATTACCAGATTATTTTGTTCCATCGTGGATAAAATATAGAAATGCTGAAAGAAGAAAGATTCCTTTTTCAATATTAATATGGTCAAGTGCTAAAAATGAATTAAGAGATCTTGATGAATTATGGTGCGATTATAATGGAATAGCTAATTTTGCAACTAAAAAATATGATTATAATCCCCGTGAATATTTTGCAGCTCTATTAGATAATAATAAGGATGCAATAGCTATGGTGCAAAAAAGATGTGGAACGGGAATAGAATCTTATAGAAATGTATTAAAATATTTATTATTATATAATATAAAAAGAATACATAAAATAGTGCAATGGGATGATAAAGATGCCGAAGGAGTACCTATTTATGATGCTACACCTAATAAAATATTTAAGAAAATAAGAATACAAAATATATTTGATGGACAATCTCTAAATTCGCATGAACAAGAACTTATTAAAATTATGAACGAAGAAGCCTATTTTTTATATTCTTTAAGTAATAGACCAAATATATCACCACAAAGTTCTCCTTTTAATGATCTTGAAAATTATAATGTTATAACAAATAATGAATTTTATGAATTAGTAAATACTCATTTTAGAATATTCTTAAATCGTGTAACTATAAGATTTTGGAAATCTCTTAGATTTAATAATCAAATATTATAAAAGGGTAGTAGGTTATGATATTTTACTATTTTATATGATATGTAGTTCTATAATGCCTTTTTATAATTCTTTAAGTTTCTTTTTTAAGTTCATTATATCTTCAATCCATCTTGCTAATTTTTTACAACTAATAATATTACATACTTAATCTAAATCTAAACTAATACTATTAAATAAGTAATATTTAATAGCTGATAATTTATATTATACTTTTGCACTTCATTATAAATTACCTAATAAAAATAAATAAAAGTTTTCTTAGAAGAGATATAACTGATAATAAAGCAAAATTGAAACATTAAATTATTCAATATGCAAAGAAGGTAACAAATTTTATTAAGTTTTATTATATAGAGTAAATAATATATTATAGAACAGCAATTTAATAGTTTATTTTTATAGACAAGACTGATTATAATTGTTAATATTTATTCATATATTTTTTATCAAATGAAAAAAAATTAAAAGGTTTATTATTTATATTATTTATTAATAGTTTACTAATAAATTTATTATCAAATGATTTATGATTTACTTTATTTTTTAATTTAACTAATCCAATACTATTATTACCTTTTTTTTTATTTTCTCTAATTATATCATTTGATGTTTTTAAATTTTTTAAAAACATAGTAGCTAATTTTTTAAATTGCGCATAATTATCGGATTTCTTTTTAATTCCACTATTTTCACTTAAAATCTTATTACCACCCATATATTTTACAACCATTATACTATATAATAAATATATTATTATTTATAAAATTAATGTATATTAAGATATAGGATATTGGAAATATACATAATTATCTAAAATTGATTGTAGATTAGGGTTTTCATAAGTAATAATATTATTAATATTAAATGTTGTATCATATGTTGTATTAAATGTTGTTATTATATCTGATATTTTTTTACCAATATTAAGCGTATGGTTATTAATATAATTTTCATTAATAGCAATATCTTCAGAATTGTATGAATATAGAGCATTATAAATGTTTTTTAATTTTTCCAATTTTTCACTTACTTCGTCTTTACCAAAAAGACCAATACAATTCATTAAACCATCACCTCTACTATTTATACTAATACTTGCACTATTATTTTTATATATTTGAATATTTTTATCATATTCGTTTAATTTAAATAAATTATTTATAGTAGTTTCATATTGTGGTTGTGAAAGAAAGCTTAATAACTTATTATTATACATATCAGGTAAAGTGTTTATATCGATTAAATTTTTAATTCTAAAAATATTAGCATATCCATCTAACATCATATAAATATCTCCAGAAACATTATTATAAAATAGTACTTCAAATTCTTTTAATATAATATCATTAGGTTTAATATCTTTTATATATTTAAATTCATAATATATATTTTTATCATTAGATATGGTTTGGTAAGTATTACCTGATTTTGTGGCAAATTTAGGTTCATAATAAGCTATTAAAGATGTTATAGTAATTTTACATTTTAAATATTGGTTTGTATTTGCTGTTTTTGTTCCTATTTTATATATATATATATTATTATACTTTTCGTTTTCTGGCTTTATAATACTTGGTTCTTGATTATCAAAATCGTTGTTTTTTCTGGCATTATCTTTATTTAGTTGCGTATCATCTTCAACATTATAAGAAATTTTTAACTGATTTGTAGGTATTTCAAATATAGTATTAATTTCTCTTTTACGATATATGTATATAACACCCGAACCACCTCTTGCTGGTACAGCATGCGAAGAACCTCCACCGCCACCTCCTAAACCCATCACACCGGGTCGAGGATTATTTCGATTTCCTCCTCTTCCGCCGCCACCAGTACCTCCCAAACCTCCTGAATTACCCATTACAGCACTCCAATCTCTATGGCAATCCATACCTGACGCACCACCGCCGCCGCCACCTAAAATTATATTAGCTGAATTTCTTAAATTTTTAAATTCTCCGATATTACTTAAACTAATACCATCGCCTCCATCAGCACCATTATGAACATTAGAGCCTAATGAAGAAAAACTTTTTGATTCTGAAGCCCATGAATTTCCTATTTTACCTGCTCCGCCTCCTCCACCCCCAGCACCATATTTACCGGCATGATACCCCATGCCACCACTATTACCATAAGACACAAAGTTAATAACACCAAAGGCATCATTAGTATTTCTATTTAATACATTTCCACCTGGTCTATGCCCTCCGTGACCGGACCCACCTCCTCCCGAACCACCATCTAATCCATTATACATACCACCGGCACCACCACCATATGCTACTATATTAAGAAATCTTTTTTCTCTGTCATAAATTAAAGAATTATTACCAGACACGCCAGTTCCAGTAGTTCTTCCAGTTTTAGTAACTACAAACCCTGATGTTTTATTATCAAACCAGCTTGGTAAATATGGAGTATCTGCTGTTAATGTTATTGTAGGACCACCAAAATTTCCATGGTAATATAAGGTTACACTATAACCACTTGGAACTTTAACAGAACTTAATTCGTCATTTGCTAAACCCATACTCGGTTCTCCGTACATATTATAGTTACCAACTCCTTTTACAAAAGATCTGCCTCCAAAATTAGGTTCAGAATATATTGTAATACCTACATCATTATATCCATCCATAACTCCGCCATTACCTACTTCAAAAATATATTCTATATCTTTTTTAAATAAAACCTCAGCATATACTACCCCACCTCCTCCACCACCTCCACCACCTTCACAACCTCCATTTTCTCCACCACTACCACCACCAGCAACTATAACAACATTACATAATATATCATTGGGAAATTTAACAACATGTTTTTTATTTTGTGAATTCGGATCTGTTAATTGATATATATAAGTATTTTCATTTATATCGTATATTTCACTATATTCGACTAAAGCTGGAGCATTATTATTTAGCTTTTGAATATAATATGATTTATTTTTTTGTAAAGTAACAATATTATTATCATTTAAAGTTACAATTATATCTGCGTTTTTTGTAATTATTTTAGGAATATTATTAAGATCATTGTTTAAATTAGTATTTATAACTAATTCTCTTTTAGTAAGTGTGTTAGGGTCCGCTTGAAAATATTTAAGATATTTAACAATTACTATACCTGACCCGCCATTTCCAGCATCTGCAAATCTTGCTCCGTCTCCGCCATTACCTAAATCTGCTGTTCCGTTAGCAGTATTACTGACGCCATACCAATTCCCTCCATTTCCTCCTTTAGCGTATGTTATTGGTTTCCCTGTAATATCAATACTTCTCCCATTTCCTCCTAAACCAAATATATTTGCCGAAGAATAAGTATATGATTCGCCAACTGTGCCAGCACCCCCACCCCCACCACCACCACCTCCATCATTACGATTAGCATTTGTATTTCCTCCGTTAAATCCTTGATTTGTTGTACCTGCTCCTCCTCTTCCACCATGATCTCCACCTCCTCCTCCTGAACCACCATTTGAACCGGTGGTATTAGTGCTCGCACCTCCGCCACCACCGCCTCCTGTTGCTACTATGTTACCAAAACGACTATCATTACCACTATTTCCACTTGATGAACCTCTAACTCCACCTTTACCTACAATTATATTATAATTACCAGCTACTAAGAGATGTTTTTGCATATATATTAATCCACCAGCGCCTCCGCCACCACCACCTCTATTATTATTTATAATATTACGCCCTCCAGCTCCACCTCCTCCTACAACTAATATATCACATATCGTATCCTTTTCTAATATTAGTGTGTTGTCTGTAGTATAGATTTTAATTTCATATATATTTTCTAAGGTAAATGGTTGTTCATCGCGAATAATTTGTTTTATGTTTTTATATTTATGTAAAGTTATTTCGTGTTTTTCTATACCAACATGACTTCCCAAATCATTTATTAAATTATTTATTACACTTTCATCTGAATTAGTATTAGTACTTTTTTCTCCTAAATTAGTATCAATACTTTTTTCATATAATGGTATAAATTTTTGTATAGTATTAAAAGTATTTAAAAAAATTTGTTTTTTTTCTTTCATGTCGTTATAATAATTCCCTAATCTTATAATTTCGATTACATTCGTTTTATTTAATATTGCAATTAATTTGCGAGAAAAATTATAAATATATTCTAATAATTCACTTTTCTTATATTCATTATTTGCTTTTCTTTCAACATTTAAACATTTTGTTATAATTTCAGTATTCATTTCATTTATATATCCATTAATTAAAGCATTATTTTTAATTAATTCATTAATTTCATCATATGTAAGTATAATATCATCGGGTATTTGAACTTGATTTATTTTTGAGTTATATGGTGTAGCAGATATTAAATCATCTGATTTTAATCGTGCATCTGATGTTTGATATGATTTAATAACGTCAACCTGATTTGTACAATCTAAGTTACGATTAAATTTATATATTTTTACATTTATTCCATCTTGTCGAATAAAATGTAATTTATTTTTAACTATTGTATTATAAATACTTCCATTATCTATATAATAGTATTGATAATCTGTGCCTAATAATCTTGATATATAGCTTTGTTTTTCTTTATCATATACTATATATTTAGAATTATCTTCATTATTTATTATTATATAATCAATAGCATTTATTATATTATCTTTTAAAGTTAATCTATATAATTTAACATTTCCCAATGA